TGTTTTCTAAAGCATCGCCTTGTTCCTTGAACTTCTTTCGAGTTCCTGGGGCAGCATTGTCTACTAGGTAGGCTTGTGCAGCACTTGAAAAGGCATAGTCATCATCATTAAAGACAGCACCAAGTACAGAAAGATTTTCCTGTCCTAGTGTCGCTACAATCTTTTCTACTGTATCTCCATTATTGCGTACAAGATTTACTGCTGTATCATCAGAGCGCAGTCCAGATGTTGAATCTGTTAACTTATCTACAAGTAGATAGTACTCTGGGTAATCATTAGTAAAACGTTCTGCTCCATCAGCGCCATATTCTTTCTGATATTTGCTAAGCAAATCAGAATATACCTGTAATGGGGTGACATAACGTGGCTGTGCTGGTAGAATACCAGCGCCTAAGAATCTAATTAAAGATAGTTTAAGAGCATCATTCTCTGCCTCTTTGCCCATATTGGCAAGTTGTGGCCCAGAAGGTTTCTTATGCTTGGAGTCTTCAAATTCTTTACGCTTTAGTTCTAGAAACATGTTCTTATCTTTATTGAACTGTTCTCCACCACCAAGAAAGAATGCTTGGAATGCTTGTCCAGCACGACGTAGCGTACCAGGGGTAAGCGCTCCTGCTGTGTTAGCCTGAACTCCGAACGGAAGAACTGTTTCTGTAAACCAGTTAGGCAGGTCTGTTCTTTTGGCAACAGCATTGACTGTCGCGGCTGCAACTGGACCAGCAGAAAGAATGTGACCACCTGTTGGGTTGATTGGGTTAAACCATGATATTGGAAGGCGACCTTTTATGTCTCCACCAAGTAGGGGTAATTCAACCTCAACATACTCAGTTCCAAATTCGTCTACCTGTACATTTCCAATTTGATCGGGAATGTTAGACATTGCCAAAATCTTATATGGAAACTCTGGGTGGTCTAAGAATATGTGACCATAGGCACGATACTGTTCAACTACTGCTGGAAAGAACGCCATAACATAGTTGATAAGACCAGGATAGTTCATATCTCTGTTGAATGCGTTAATCTTTTTACGATATTCAGTAAGGGCATGGTTGCGTGCTACAGATTCAAACTGGTTTTGGTCCATATCACTTAAGCGACGACCTTGAGCATTGGCAATAGCAACCATGTTCTGTAACTTTTGTTGATACTTAGCAGCAAAATATGGGTTGTATGATAGACGGCTAGTTGGAACTGTAGCCAACCAGGTAACTACGTCCTTAGTCCAGTTAGACATACTGCGAACAATGTTGCTGTTTCCAGTTAAATCGTTAATTAAGTCAGTGATTACAGCAGGTCGCGCCTCAATATCTGGAGATATCTTCTTCAAGTCATCAATGGTTAGTTTATCTTCCATAATTAACTTGTGGATACGCGTGTCTGGAGCAAACTGCTTAACCGCAGCATTAACTCTTTCAAAGACATGCTTAGCATCGCTAAACTTAAATTCACGCTTTAATTCTTTGTCATAACCGAAACGCTCTAGGTAATTACCTGACTCAGAACTGCGAATCCAAGCAACTACTTCTTTTTCGATTTGAGCATCTGTCATTTCTTTGCCCGTGCGAGCCATGATCTGACGAGCAACCTCATCGTTACGAATTTGGTTATTTAAGATTGTTTCCCAGGATGCTAAATGTTGAACTTCATTCTCGGTAGCCAAGATAGCACGTCCGCCGTCACGGTCACTACGAATGTAGTTCATTTCTAGTTCACGAGTAGAAGCAACAAGACCACGAATATCGTCTTTGCCACGCAACTTCTGGAAACTAATTTCACCCAGACGGCCAGAAAAAGGAGCATTGAATTGATAACCTGAAATAGGCATCTTATCTGCTGCTACAACTTTGCCATCTGGCTTGTTTGAAAGTATAAAGTTCTCTTGACGACGCAATTCAGCAGTAGTCTTTTTAACTTCAGCAATATAATCTAAAGTCTTTTGCAACTCAAAAGGAATTTCTTTTGGTGGCTTTGCTGGGTCGTAATCAAAACGCTTTAGAGATTTTTCAGCATCACGAATAGCAGCATCACGAATGATAATTTGCTGACGTATGTTGCTTAAATTCTTTTTAGGATTTGTAACGCTAGCAGACCAGTTGCGAACCTCTTTGACAGTATTTGTACTCTTTAGCATAGTACTCCAGGCATCTTCGCCTAGATTACGTAATGAGTCAAATAGTATCGCGTCTCCCCAGGTACGAAGAGTAGAGTCACGCATAATGTTAATAGGAAAACCAGCACGCGCTAGCGTAAATGTACGCCAAAGTGAGTTAAACTCATCAAGTCCTGATTTACCAAGTACGGCAAGATTGATTGGTAAGCCAACTTCTGGCCCTTTGCGCTTAGCATACTTAGCAAATGCTTTATCGATTAGTTCAATATCTGGCAAATAGGCACCGTTAGCCAGTTGAGAGATAAGTTGTGGGTCTTGAACAACCTCACCAGTCTCATCAATCATGTATGCTTTGTTCTGTGCCTTGGCTTCTTGAGCCTTTGCTTTAGTGTCGCGACGAATCTTGTTCCAGTTATTTAGAACAGCGTCACGCATACTGCTTGGAACGCCATACTTAGCACCAACACGTTCAAAAATAGTTTCCGTAAACTTGTCTACGAATAAATCTTTTTGACCTTCATTTTTTGCAGATAAGAAATTATCATACAAGCCGCGTGCTTCCTCAGGAAGAAGTAAACCTTTTTGTACACCCATACGAGATGCTGTACGAACCCTAGAGTTGCTTTGTAGTACGTCGTTAAAGTTTACAGTACTGTGAGGCGCGTCATCAAAAGCACGAGAAGACACACGGTTGACCTTGCGTATTAATACAGAAAGACCATTACGCTGGAAAACTGTTTCATTAGCAAGACCATATTGTGTATCTGCTTCAAGTTTTCTTTCAATGCGACCTGTGGCAATTTTGTTTTTAAAATCTTCAATACCCTTAAACTTGGCAACAGTGCTTTCCTGTAATGCTGAATCTAGGTCTAGTGAACGGTTCAACCAACTGTATTGACCACGAAGGTCGGTAAGTTCCGCCTCAACTATGTCAACTGTTTTTTTAGATACAGCAACATTCTTGCCACCTAAGTTAAAACCAAATGCAATGCGTTGAGTACCAGATGATTCTACCATTTCAATGGCTGTTTCATAGCGCAAAATTTCAGCATGCATGGCTGGCTTCTTAGTAGACAATTCTGTCATTGCTTCTTTGTCACCACGAGCAATACGCATAACTAGCGAGATAGTCTCATCGCTTTGTCCTGCTAATAATGTAGCAGCCATCTGACCATAACCATCACCCTTGAAACCGCTGCGCTCTGAAATAGCAGCAGCGTCATTTTCGCGAATAAATTTAAATACTGGAGTGTAAGAAGTTTCTTCACCAGCAGCAGTTCTTTTTAGTAAATCAACATCTGCTTCAATACGGTCAGCAATGCGTTCATTCTCACCAGTATATTTCTTTAACTTACCTTCTAGAAATGTAGTAGACTGTGTAGTTAATCCACCCGCTAAAGTTCCCTTAGCAACAACACCAGCAAGTTTTAAAGCCTTGATATCTGGGGCAGTAGAAACTTCGAATATTACGTTAAAGGCACCAGACATAATTGCGCCGAAACCCTTAGTTGGGTCTCCGATTTCTTCATGTCCTGTAATCTTAGCGGCTACACCAATAGTGTTACGATAGGCATCGCGACCAAAGTTATATTGCTCTTGTCCAGCAACTGTCTCTGAATATTTAGCAGAGTTTTTTAAATCTTTACTAATAGAATCATAAACTCCTGATTTGGCAGTCCTTCTTTGAGCGCCACCTGCGGCAGCAGCACCAATACTAAAACCTGCTATAGCGCCAGGAACAGCGCCTACACCGCCTACGGCAAAGCCTGCTAGACCGCCACCGAGTGCGCCGACAAGACCGCCAGCAATTACTGTAAGACCAGATAAGAACCCTAGTCCAGCATCATGCTTGGCTACATCTGCTACATAAGCGTAGTTAGAACGCACATTCATCGTGCCAGCCATCAAAGCCTTTGAGACTTTGCCGTCTGTTTTCTTATCTAACTCAGCAAGTCCGTAAGCAGTACTGCCTAGACCAACGCCCAGTCCAGCACCAACTCCAGGAATCATTGCGCCAGTCAAACCGCCGTATAAAATACCTTTAGGTGTGCCTAATGAAGTTATTGCTTCGTCTTCTAAAATCTTCTTGCGTGCTGCTTCGATATTATTATTAAAGGAACCAGCATTTTCAGGAAGGTTTTTAGCAACGTCTAAGGCAACGCCAAAATTGACGTTACCATCTGAATTAAATGGATTAGCAATTTTACCTGTCTGCTTGAGATAGGCTTGCGTGTTTCCCAATCTCTCCCATACATTCATTAAATAATAGTCCCTAAGTAGTTAACATAGTCTTTGGAGCCTTGAGAAGCACCAGGTTGAGATGCCATAAATTGTAAGATTGGGTAGTAATCTTTAATTAATTGTAAATCTGGGTCATCGCTAAGAGGTTGTGTAACCCCAGGAATATTATTAGCGCCAGGACCAATTGGTGACCCATCCATAACATCTTGATCTGGCATAGCGGTTGGGTCAGTTAACTGTGGTACTGCAGGCAAAGACATTGTTGGCGCAGAAGCGCTTGTTGATGGAGCCTTGTACATAGATGCTCCACCTTGTTGCGCCATTGCATCCACACCAGATGAACCTAAATCACGCATTCCAGGAATATACATTGTTCCTTGACCTGATTGGCCATTTCCACCTGTAGCAGAAATATTAGCGGGGTTATTCTGTGGAGCAGTGGGGCGATTGCCACCACTATTCTGGTTACCTGCCATGATTCCTCCTACTTAGAATATTGAACTTCTACTTGAAATGGTCCTTCTGAAAAAATACTTAGTTTAGCAGCAATTTCTACTGCTCTTACTGCTTCTGCTCCAGCGTGTAACGCACCAAGTGCTATCTGAGCACCTGATCCTATACCATAAAATCCATCAGCGTTTCGCATTACTGATAAGTCATCGCCAATATCAAACAACTCACCATTAACTGCTATTAAAAATTGAAAGCGTGAACCAGAATCTTTTTCCTGTGGTTCTTCAAAATTGTAACCGTTTGCTTTTAAAGATTCACGAAGTGAAGGCATTGCCTTTGTAATCATAAAATGGTAAACATCTTTTTTATCTTTAACGGTTAGAATTGGTGGCTCCCAAATATGTTGTGCTATATCACAAGGAGCAACTTCCCCAGCGCCTCCTATAAGGAATGCGCCTCGTTTATTAATTTTAGTCATCTGTGGATGATTCCAAGTACGACCGCTATCATCACTTACTAGGCTATCGGCAACTAAGGTACAGCCGTTGTCGTGCTGTATTCCTATTATAGTTGTCATTGTCCCCTACTTAGTTATTGTTTACGCGAGGTACGAACCGTTGCGTTTGCTGCTCCGCCACTTGAGAGGCTAGATAATAATGTTTGAATATCTGGTGGAGCGCCACCACTCATAGGAGGAAAAGCGCCTCCTGCCGACATTCCAGCGGGAGCAGGGGACGGTTGCTCAACCATAGATGCAGGAGCGCCAGCAGGAGGAACCTCGGGTTTAGGAGCGAAGATTTCGCCAATAGCATCTTCAAGTATTTGTCCTTTTTGGCGTGCTTTAATTACTGCTGCAAGTTTATTAACAATTTCAGTTGGGTCTTGACCCTGTGCTACCATTTGAGGAATTGCTTGAGCAGTAGCGCTTAGTGAAGAAAGTAATCCAGAACGCAAGTTCTCAATTTCAATCTTTTCTAATTCTTGAGTAACGTTAACTGTAAATGGAAGTTCACGCATAGCCATATCTTTGGAGATGAGCCCACCACCAAGTGCTTGTAACATAAAAATAAGTCCCTGCGCAGGATTTAACCCAGCCAACATTCCATAACGAACATCTGCTGAGTAATCTTTTTTAATATCCTTTGTAGGAACATAAATAACTTCATAAGGTGAACCAGAATCTACGCCACGAATTGTTTTTTCTTCGGGATAAATAACTTCATCAACTTCAAAACAGATTCTAATAACATCACGAAGTGCAGCAGCAAAGATTGCCTGTGCTGATTTAACTTGTGTGTCAAATGCACCCATGAGTGCTTGTACGCCTTGGCCAGTTACAACCGATGCGCTCATGTTACCTGTGCGTCCTTCAGGATAACGAGCACCAACACGTAGTTCTTCATTAAGCAAAGTCTGCTCAGTAAAGGCGCCTGGTGGGATATTTAATTCTACGCGACGTACACCTGCTGGATTAGAAGTGCGGATAACCGCATCGCCACCTAGTTGCAGTTCTTGTACATCTTGAGGAAGTACAATAGGAGCCTGTACAGATTTCTCTGCTGCTTCCATAGCAAGCAACGCAAAGCGGTTGCGCATTAATTGAATGCCTAGAATGTCATCAAACTGTCCACGTAGTTCACCATCGATAGATGGTTTACGTGCTACTACAACCATCATCTTGCCGAGTGGGTTAGCAGCCTTTGACAGTACTAGGTCTTGTTTAGAAGGAATATAGATAAGTGATTGGTCTTTGTCATAATAGCGAATGAGTTCAACCTGGTGGTTGAGGTCCTGCTTGTAGCCGTAGCCACCTAGCAGTTCACGCTCATACTCAGGGAATTGAGAAACTAATTCGCCAAGACTCATCATATATCTTTTAGCAAAAGCGATGCAGCGTCCATAGCGATCAAACTCTGGGTAAGCACCCAGTGGGTTTTCTATGCGGATGCGAGGCAACTTGCTTTCTTCGTCAAGTTCAATAATGAACGGAACGAAACCATATGTTATGTACCAGTCTGCTCCCGAGTACATATGTACCGCAAGGTCAGAATGCTGAAAATAATTAGAAGCAATCCGTGTACGCTTGTCCGCGAAATTACGAGCGCGGTCGTTAACTTGATTCGCTGCTGAGCAGTTGACGGCTGGGAGTGGTGCCATAACTTCGGATAAGTCACGCGCAACAATGTCAATAAAATTTGCCACGACATTTGCGTTTACTCCGTCTGGGAAAAAATCAGGATAGACTTCAGCAATCTTACCCTTACGTACAGCAAGGACGTCAAGGTTGCGCTGGTCGCGCTCGTTGTTGCGGTAGCGTAACGCTGTAACACGTGCTGCTACCTGCTCCATTGATAATGCCATTGTTCTCCTATGCGTAGTATTCATTCCACTGGTCAGCGAATGCGTCATCCAATTGGATTGAACCACGCTGTGCTATTTGTGAACGTGTCGCCCAACGGTTAGGTGCGTATTGACCTATCCTGCTAGACTGTTGCATCATTTCTCTGACGCGAATAATTGCAAACCATAAAGCCATAACGCAGTCTGTTGGATTTTTAGTTTCTGGTTTCCAGGTAATTAGTTCCTGTACCAAAGTCTTTAAACCTTCAGAACCTTCGTTAGAAGGCAGTTCAATAATATTGTTATCTTGGAATCGTTCATCACGGATAGTTCCAAAAAGACTAGCCATAGAGGCTACACCAAAAGAAGTGTCCCATTTGTTCTTACCAGTAAAGTGTGATTTAAGTTGACAACCATACTGGGCTAAAAAGTTTCGTAAGTTGTCATCTAGGGCGTAAGCCTTCTGGTGTGCGTTAATTTCAATACGCAATTCCTGAGGACGATACTTATCAACCCATTCTTCAATAAGTGCTTGAATCTTCATGGGTGTTGGCTCGGTCATATTGACGCAATCCAAAACATAAATTTTAGAATCTGCTTTATTGTAAGTAACTACAACCGCAGCGGTTGCACCTGCCATAGCAGGGTCAAGACCAATAATAGTATAAGAGCCATCCACATGTTTAGGGTGACCAGGGGCGCCAGGTTTTAAAGGACCTCGCTTACGCATTCCGTTGACGGAACCTGCGACACAGGCTGGGGCAAAGATTGAGTCTGACTCAACATCTTCTTGCTGGTAGACCATAGCCCATACTGACGGTGCGACCTCAGAGCGACGCTTAAATAAAGAGGGTCCATCCCATTTCGGATAAAGTCCATCATCTAGCACCTCGTCAATATCATTTTCCTGGATATTGG